CCCATGGGGGTTATTATTACATTCTTTGTCCGCCGCGTTTAAGTCCCGGCGAGGTGTAGTTGCGTTGGTGTACTTTTTGTGCTGTCTTCGAAAATACTCGCTGATCTTTGGAGCGGTTTTTCATTGCTTGTCGTTTCATTGTTCACCTTCCTCACGGGTAATTCGTCTACCTCTTGAAGTGTACATCCGAAAATTTCTGCGATCAAGTCTTCTTGTGATTTTTTCACTTATCGGCCTGATGTTTTAACCACACTTTGAATGCCCACAGGGCGATCAGAGTCAGGCCAATACTGAGTGGTATGATGCTTTTGATCAAGATATCTATAAAGAGGACTTTGAATCCTATAATGAATTCCATTGGTACTGCCATTTGTTTTTATCCCTTCTATTGTGAGTGAGCTGAATAATACTAGCACAATGATTATTATTTTGTTCATCGATTGCCTATGAATTCGCCGGTTGATGTATCTTTGTATCCGACGTGTTTACCGTTTGATATTACTGGTTCTCTTTGTGGTTTTCCGGGTCTGATATTTTTAAGATTTACGAAGGAGTTTAGTGCGCTATTGACGCCTTGAGCTACTTGTTTTACTTCCCACCATTTATCTTCTTTGCCGTAAATGTTGGCGTTGTGTTTTGCTATGCGTGTTTCTTCTTTAGTTTTTTTGATTTGTTCTTCTGTGAGTTCCATTGTTTTGTCTGCTACTTTGACTTGTTTGTCTTTGAGTTCGTTTTCCATGAATGCTCGTGCGGCCTCTACGGCCTTACCTGAATTGACAGCATTTTGCATGGGTATGACAGCTCCGCTTGGTGTTGATGCGCCGCCCCCCCCTGCTGATAATATGGGATTTAGTCCTGCGGCTTCGAGGTCTTTTACCTCTCTTTGGTGTGCAGTTGATGACATCCGTTCCTGAAATTCGGTATTGTGCTGGGCCATCCATTTGTTTTGATCGTTAGCTGAGTTTTGGCCAAGCCAATCTAATACTCCAGCTCCGATGCCGCCTATAGCTGCACCGGCGGGTCCCCCTAATGCGAATCCTGCTGTTGCTGCTTCTGCTGAACCTGCCATTTTATAATCTTTCCAATCCTGGCACTGAGTATGTAGGCATTACACGTACTTTGTTGATTCGAGCGAATGAGTCGAATATAACGTGTGGGTATGTAGTTACTGCCTGAGCTCTAGAGATAGGTGTGCCGGAGTTAGAAGTTATAAATGATGCGTTTAAAGGGGGCAGAGACGCGAAATCTTCGGCGTAATGCCACGTATCGAGGGGAGTCGCGTGGTCTGACCTGAATTGACCGGTAATGATCGATTTTTCGTATCTATATGAGGCCCATGCTTCTTGATAGCCCCATGTGCGCTTGTTGTCTTTTGTGCCTGTTGAGCCTGTATCCGTTGAGCCGTCAACTGCGAAGAGTTCTTCGTTTAATACGGGTTGTTCTCCAATATGAGCTAGTACGGGATGGTAGAAGTCGAAGCGGTCTCGACGTGAGAACATTTGATGGATTGCATTGTTTTGGTAGGTGATATCTGCTCGTACGTTTACCAAGACCATTATAGCGCAGTGCTCTGTGAATGATTTGGTGAAGCCTGCTCGGCCTTGCATAACGCCTACTGAAGTTAAGGTACCTTGTTTGGTTGTAGATGATTCTGACATTTGAGCGATTGGTGTGATATTCATCGGGAATGATCCGCCGCCGAGGTACTCGGGACGTTGCATACGTGAATCTGGGTTTGATACTCCGAAGTGAGCTTCCAAGAATTCTGGGAAGCGAGTGCCTGAACGTGCATCGAGTTCGTAGAGTTGTTGTGCTGTGAATGCTTCTCTGAGTTGGTTAATGGTTGCTGACGTAGCACTTGATAGATCAGCATATACGTCTGGATATCCGTCGTTTGTAGTACTTTCTTTTACAACTATAGCGTTTAAAGTAGAACCGACCCATCCATCTGCATATGTGCCTGTTGTTAAATCTGACTCTTTTCTACTAGTCCATGGTCCTGCAGCTGCCGTACCTATAACACCAATACCTAAAACGTCGGCCCTGCTGCCGAGTGGCACGAGCACTTGCGAATCTGATTTTTGGGGCCAGGGGAGGCTGGACGTAAAATAATCATGCCGTTTACCACGTTTTAATAATACGTAGTCTGCGTATGAATCGGGCCCGTCGTCACGATCGACGGGAACGGAGTTTTGTAAGTTTTGATCTCTGAAGAAATTGTTATGTGTGTCGTTATACATACGATGCCAGTATGAGACGACGTTAATATTTTCGATTCCCAAAGGTAATCCGAAGTAATCTTCTAGTGATAGGGCGGTGAATCCGCCTGTTGTTGGTGTAATTACTGGGGTTTGAATTGCGTTTGATGCTAAGGGGTCTACTTCTGAACCGAATATTTTCGGGAAGTTAGTTTGTAGGATACGTAGTGGTTCTGCAAAGCAGAAAACGTCAATATATGCGTTATCCATGACAGGTGTTTTTAATGGGGATGAGAATCTTGCGAGCATAGACATTTCAAAATCCCATGTGTCTCCGGGCAATGCCTCTCCGATGTATACGGGGACTAAATAGTCCGCGTTGAATGTTGTTTTGTGTGTGCGGGTTGTTTTGAATGACGAGCGAGGTAATTTGACTTTAGGTACGTTTGAAAAGTCATGTTGCATGTTTGAAGGTAATCTTGCGTCTAGTAAATTTAATGTCATTTTTTTCTCCCTTTTTTGTTTAGACTGACCCCTCTGGTGTCAGTCCGCCTATTTACATCAAGTAGTTATGCGGCGGCCTGACCCTTTTTGTCGGGTTCAGGCTGTTTTTTTTCTACTATTTCTACTTTTTGAATAGTTTCCTTTGGTGTTTCTTGAGGTAGGAATTCGGGAGAAAGTATTCCGAATTCTACTGCTTTTTTTACGTTTTTAGGATTGAAGGCATATTCGAATAGTTCTTTAGGGTTACTAATGCCTAAGTTTTGTAATTCCTTTTGAGGAATTTGATTGTATTTCTTTGTCCAGAATGTAAGAGTGTTAAGGTTTGCATGACGATTGTTGTCTTGATTCCATTCTGGTAATGAGTTTCCGCCACGTGCTGCTACACGGTTGGCGTGGGTATGAATACCTGTTGTGTTATATGTTTCCATGATGCTCTTGACATCGCATTGTTTTGTGAAGTGTGTTTTAGTTAATGAATGACCTGAGAAGTGGGTTTGATATTGTTTTCTATTTGATGGTTGTTTTTCTGACATTTTTGTACCCCTTTTTAGGGATTATACAAATTTGTAGGATTGTTGCAAGTGTTTTTTGGTTGCCCCGGAGAGCCCGGGGCAGGAAAAGTTACGGTCGCTATGCTCCCTCTACCTCACTTCGTTTCGGTAACTGGGGACAGTGGTTTAGTGGTGGAATCTGAATTCATGAATTCCAGTGCTAAGCCTATTGACACGGGTGTCTTAAAGCTGTTAATGAGTCCGGTTTTATTATCGAATTCTCCCATGTGGAATAATGTGTAATCTTCTGGGTGCGCTGCCATTGGTACGTTTGTGTCTTTGATAGAGTCTGCGAATGCTCTAATTGCTGCGCCTTTGGTTTCTACGAACCAAGGTCTTAAGAATGCTTCTACTTTAGAATCGTATACGCTAAATACTTGTTGAATGCTCATTTTATTTCTCCCTCTAATATTTTAATAATTTCATCAAATAAAGAATAAGTAGAATTTTTAGAAACTGATATTAACATGTCATAACCACCATTTTCATTTGGTATTTCTGTTTCAGCAATAGCTTCAAATATTGATGAAGACATTTTATTTGTTATCATATTTCTATCTCCCTTATTAATTTTTTTAATTTACGTTCTAGTATTTCCTCCTTTACTCGGATTTGATCCGGGTTTAGATTTTGCTCTAGGTACTTTGCAGTCCTTTGAGCTTTGAGTTTCTTTAATGTTTTTGGATCCTCGAGTTCGAATAAATTATCGTAATATCGAGGAGGTTTCATTTTCCTGAGCTTGTTTGTTAGTACAAAATCATCTGGGTATATATCGGATTTGTATTTGGGATAGAAATCTTTTCCAATACCAGGATTGCGGGACATTGTAACGAACTCGGGATGCTTTCCTTTATAATGTTCATTAACTTTTTCCTCGTCTTTGTTAGTGAATTTTTTGAGTATGTAACGAGCGACGTAAGCTGCCGATTCGAAAGTAACTTCTCCAACTGTGCAAAAGCCCATGCTTCTTTTGGTCTTTGGATCTGACCATAGGTCTTCAAGAATTCTAGATCTATAAAGTCGGTTGCCTTGCTTGACTTTCCATAATTCTTTATCAGGGAAGTCGAAATTAAATATGCACGCATGGTGGTGAGGTCTGCCAATGTCTTTTTTGTAACCGGGGCAGTTTGTAATAATTCTTTGGCGAAAGCAGAGCTTTTCGCTAAGTCCACAGTTAGCACAGACGGCGCCATATTCGCCGCAGTGAAAGAAACTGATTGAATGTTCTTTTTTAAATTTTTCATATTGTTCCTTTTGAGTTTTTTTTGAGTAGGGATTTAATGGAACGAATTTCTTTCTTAACCTTTTCATGAAAAGTTGAAAATGCCTTACTGTGAGAGTTTTCGGATTGTGTTCGTCGTTGAAAGTTAGAGTTATGAAGCAATTCTTCGTATAACCCTGAGAGTGATGCCAGCATCTTAAGGCCCAATTCTGGCTGCGGGCTATTCTGCAGCCGATACATCGGCCACAAGGTACCTCCATATGTAAATCGTAGAATGCCTCTGAGGGTTTCAGGGTGAAGTAAAATTTTCCGTTTTTGGAAAGTTCTTTTGAGCGGTAGCCCTTGATTGGTTTGTAACATGTCATTTTTCCTCCTGTATTATGGTGCGGGGTTAGGCCATAACTCCTAACCCCACGGGGGGTATCTTACATTCTTTGTCCGCCTCTTTTAAGTCCAGGTGAGGTGTAATTGCGTTTGTTGACGCGCTGTGCCGTCTTCGAGAAAGTCCGGCCATCTTTCGATCGGTTTTTCATTTGCTGACGTTTCATCGTTCACCTTCCTGACTGGTAATTCGGCTACCTCAGTTAGTGTACAGCCGAATATTTCTACAATCAAGTCCTCAGTAGATTTTTTCACTTTTTATTTTGTAGCCACGTTTTGAATGTCCAGACCAGAAGAAGTCCGAGGCCAATACTGAGTGGGATAATAGTTTTTATTAAGATATCGATAAAGAGGACTTTGATACCGATGATTGCTTCTATTGGTTGATTGAATACCATTTTTTACTCCTATTTCTATACTTCCGAATATTAACATTATTATTATAATTAATATTCTCATCGATGGCTCGGTTTATTTAATTTATAAAAACTATCTGGTTTTTTATTATTAAATCGAGTTGATTCTTTTGGAAGATTTTTGATTGGGATTCCATTTGTAGTTTTGCCGTATGTTTTACCCATTGGCTTACCGTTTTTATAAAGCATTCCGCCTTTTCTTGTGAGTCCGCCAAATAAATCTTTGGCGACAGACAAGCCCATTTTAGGGAGGTACATTACTGTCTCAAGTTTTGTCAAATCAGTATTTGCTTTTGTATTATTAGTTTGAGCTTGAATATTTTCTACTTGTGCATCTTTGACTTCGTTTTCCATAACGGCACGTGCTGCATTTACTGCGCTATCTGTATCAACTGCATTTTGCATAGGAATCATTGCGCCAGAAGGTGAAGATGAGCCGCCACCCCCTGCTGTTAATATAGGGTTTATTCCGGCGGCTTCATAATCTTTGACTTCTCTTTGATGAGCAGTTGACGACATGCGCTCCTGAAATGCCATTTGATCACCAGCCATTTGTTTATTAGCTTCATTAGCTGAATTTTGACCCATCCAATTTAAAACAGCTC